GATCTTCCTACAGAAATAATTTATCCAACAAGAGAATATACTCCACCACCTCCACCACCAACTAAACTAGAGCAAATGCAAGACTGGATGAAAAATATTGATTTAGGAGATTGGTCAATTAACACTAAAGCTAGTGATGGATCAGCTAGAAATTTATTTAACCCAAATTTATACAATCATTACAGAAATCAAAGAAAAGCTTTTTCAAAAGACAATCCATTAGATTTTATTAATCCAGCTGTAATTGGAGCATATCCTTCAGATAAGGACGATAGAAGAGGAAGATTTCTAGGTTTGTTTAATGAAGGAGGTTCATTACCAGAAGCTCAATGGGGAGCACTTGGTAGAGCAGCTAAACCAGTAATTAAGAAAGGGATTAGTTATCTCAAATCTTTTTTTGATGATGCTGCAGAGGTAACAGATGATGTAGTTGAAAAAGTAGTAAAGAAAAACCCAATTACTGAATCAGTAGCAAATACCCCAAAGACATTAGACAGACCACCAGCTGAAGATTATATATTCTATAGAAATACAGATGATGGAAGTAGCATAATGAAACCACTTGACTTTATAAACACTAGGATGTATAACACTTGGGAGGCACCACAAAATTTAAGTTTCTTTTCTCCTAACAATAGAGCTTTTGATGGTTATGGTGCTAATAAATTTGGTGCTAAAATTAATCCTAAGAAACCATTCTACGAATATTCTGCTAAAACATATTCTGTAGAAGATGTACAAAAATTAATAGATCAGGGATATGATGCTATTGTAACTAATTATGATATGCCGGATATAAGAGATGCATATCAAGTTATTCCTTTAGATAAAAGCATTATAACTGATTTAGAAAAGTTAAGAAAATATGGTGGTTCACTACCAAAAGCTCAAGAGGGTGAAGAAACTAAAGGTCAACTTATGTTTGATCAAGATTTTTACAATAATACAAATAATACTCAGCAGTCTGATAGAACAGGAAACAATTCTAGTTATGAGTTAGAAAATAAAAAAAGAGAGGAGAAAGCTACTTTTGAACTAACCTTAGATAAGGATTTAAATTCAAAGATGTCTGATGAGGACTTTAGAGTTAAGTATGGAACTAACAGACATACTTTGCGTATGAACTATGATACACAGTATAGAGAAAAAGTAGAGAAGGATGCAATAGAAACATCTAAATCTAACGGAACAATAAAATCTCAGAGACAAAGTAACTTAGATAATATGGGTAATAATCCTAATTCACAATGGATAGTAGGAGCATCTAATCAACAATATGGTACTCCAGAACAAAAAGCAAATACTGCTGCTTTCCATAATAATGTAATTGGAGCTGTTGTTCCTATTCCCGGATTAGAAGCACTTAAATTAACAAATGCACTTAAACTTCCTGGACTTATAGATGATGCTGTTTTACCTGCTATTTCTAAAGTATTTAAAGGACAGGGTACATTAAAAAAATTAGATGATGTAGGTAATATTAATTTGTCTACTCCAATAAATAAATCAGATAACATTATAACAGAAACCATCAATACTAAAGACTTAATAATTAATAAAGCAGCTGATCCACATAAGTATCTTAGAGACGGCTTTAGACCTTTAAAAGAATATACGGATCCTAACTCACCTCATTATAATGCTAAAATACTAAAAATAATAGAGGATAAACAAAAGTATCTATTAAGTCCAGAATACCAAAGATTACATATGGAAAGTACAGGTCAAAGCCCTAAAATGACTAATGCTATTACATCAATGTACCTTAATGAATTAAATGAGTCATTATTAAAAATAACCTCCCAAGGTAAATTAGATGATGCATTGGGTGTTTACTATAAGAATACTCGTGCACCACATAATCAAAGTGCATCTGCACCAGCATGGAAAAATGATGGCGTTGGACACATAGGTGTAGTAAATAATAGTACAGATGTAAATGCTAATATGTATGATATTTTTAAACATGAAGCTGGTCATCTTACAAGCCCTACACAAAAAGACGATATGTTCAGTGAAATATATGCGTCTATGAATCCTCATCCTCCAGGTACTCCTGAATATACTGAATTTATGGACTTTAATGTGGGTGCTAAATGGAGAAATTACCCTAGAATGAATGTTAAGTATAAGCAAGGTGAAAGTCTTTGGGAAAGATTAACAAGTGGAAATTTTTTTGAAAACACTAGAAAGCTTGATCAGACAAAAATCCATAATCAGAGCATAACTGACTATTTAAATGGGTTTGCAGAACAACAAACAAGAAATTTAGGGCTTAAAGAACTTCTTATAAAGAATGGGTGGGATCCAAATTCACCTTTAACAAAAGATATTATAAATAAAAGTTTTACTTTTAATAAAGGAAAAATAGATTTTAGTAACATTAGGACGGATATTAAAGAGATTTTACAAAATTTAAATACCGGAGCTCAATCTATTAAACCAGGTAGTCAAAAATGGTATGATGAAATTATAAGCAAAATACCAGAGACGTATCAAAAAGGTGGAGATTTATTAAAAGCTCAAAATGGTGAAGAAACTAATGGTGTAAAATATGGAACTTCAGAGTATGCAGATGCTTATTATAATTTAGGTGATGGTAAGGGAGGTAATTTATTATATCCATCAGGAAATCCTAATATTGCTGGAATAAAGATGTTACCTGAAGTTCAAATAACAGGAGAAAAAGTTAGTGATTGGGATAAATTTGAAAAGAGTAAATTTGGAAAATTTGTAGATGCTAAAGGGCTTAGAAAAGGTACCCAATGGTTTCTTGATGGGACAGTGCTGCCTAAGTTTGGATATGATCAAGGTCAATATACAGATTTTGGTTTAGATGCAGCAGCAATAGTTAATCCTATTCCAGATTTTATACATGCTGGAACTAAACTTGATGAAGGAAAATATGAGGATGCAGCTATGTATGCGGGGTTTGGACTATTACCTTTTGCTGCTGGTCCGTTGGTAAACGCTTTTAAAAAGAATGTTATACAACCTGTTAAGAATCTACTTAAAGGACCAGAACCAATTAATATTTCTGATGCTAATTGGGCTAATGTAAATACAGAGATTTTAACTAATACAAAACTTCTAGAAGAATATGATTACATTGAAAAAATTACCAAAGCAAGAGGAACTTGGATGAAAAATGCTGATGGAACTCCTTTTACACTGTCTGATGGAACTTTAGGTACACCAGAACAGTTTATTCAACTAAAAAGTCAAAACTTTAATATATCATTTCCTGCAGGATATCAATCAGTATATAGAGGTGTAGATAATGCAGGACCTAACCCTTTAAGATCTGTAAATAAAAGCACATTTTATGCAAATAAGGTAGATCATAGGGATCAGTATACAGGAATATTTACTGGAGATAAAACAGTTGGTAATTATTATGGTGATAATGTATATAATTTAGCAATGAGGAATAGTCCAAATTCTTTATATCTAGAAGGATTAGGTGTTAATTGGAATAATCTTTCTAATATAGGTATTAGTAAAAAAATGCTTAAAAAAAATATAGATAACTTAAAAAAACAAATTAAAGATGGTGAAGTATTTGACAATAATAGTGCTTCATCAAGACCTGCTAGATTAAAAAGTTATGAAAATTTTTATAATAATTATGATGAAATAGTTTCTAACCCAATTTATAAAAAGTTAGTTTTAGATAAAGAAAAAAGGTTCTTTCTACAAAGTGATCCTTATAGTACTGATAATCTAGCACAATTTTTACAAAAAGAAGGTTTGGATAATATACAGCTGAATTTTATTGATGATGGTATGATGGGTAAAACTAATATCTCTAATCAAGTTCCAGGAAATTATTTAAAAAATCTACAAGGTAATAATGGAATGTTTGATATGACTAATCCTCTTCCAACAAAAAAATATGGTGGTCAGAATAATTTTGGATTAGATCTTAAAACAAAAGAATATGTTAATATGAAAACAGGTAAAGAAATAAAATCTGATGATATATATTCTACTGATAAATATTCAAAAAGTGCAAAAAAATATAAAAGAACATTAGTAAATTAAAAAAATAATTAATAAAACACTTGGAAGTTATATAAAAAAGTGTATAACTTTGCAACTAAAAAGACTAAACTATGTTTGAATTAAATCCACTAGATGAAGACAGTGAATTATCATATACTGAGAGACTAGAAACGGAGTACTTTCTTTTAGATAAAGCATTTAGAAACTCTTTTGAAATAATAATAGGAGCAACTACTTTAAAGTTTTGTCTAAAAGAAACAGAACAAGTCATATTAGCACATGATCCTGAATCACCATTAGATACAGATAAAAATTGGGAAAGTCTACAGAATATGTTAGATTATTTTATTGAGGAAGAAGAATATGAAAAGTGTGCAAAAATTAGAGATATTATGAGTTTATTTAATAAACATAATAATATAAAAAATAAATAATCCATTTAAACATATGTTGAATAATAGATAACTTACTAGAGTTATTAACTATTTTTTATTAATTTTTTTTAAATTTTTAGTATTTATTTAAATTTATAAAGTTTTTTTTGTATCTTTGTATTATATTATTAACTTAAAAACTAAAAAAATGGTAAACCAAAATGTGGAGAATCAGACTCCTGAAACTGAAGAATTAAATGAAAAAGAAATGGAAGCTAAAAAAGCTGAAATTACTAATTGGTACAAAGACAATATTAAGCATTTAAAAGTTCAAAAAGAATATGAAGAGCTTTTAAGAGATATTGAAAAATTACGTGCTGAAAGATTACAAGCACAACAGTTTATTACTCAATCATTGGCTAATCAACAAGCTGAACAACAAGCTAAACAAAACCAAGCTAAACAAGATTGGAATCCTAACATGAATACTGCTCCACCTGCTCCAGCTCCAGCAAGACAATTAAAAAAAGCTGAATCTAATGCATAATAAATATAGCTTAGAAAAAATAAAAAGAGCTATGAATTTAAAAAGTTATACGTTTTTTGAAAAAGGAATTTATAATTTAAATATTATTGGTATTAGAAACTCTAGCACTGCAAATAAAGTAACTAATAGTTTTGATGATACAATTACTATTTCGTATAAAGATGAAAAAGATGAATGGCAATATCATGAGTTTGATTGTACTACAGATCCTGGAACGCATTGGGTAGAAAATATAATGAATTACAAAGGTGTTGCTATATTAAAACCTGGTCAGTATAAAAAATCTCATAAAATTGGTAAACATCAAGGTAAATACGAAGCTTTATGTCAACAAAATCTAGTAACTGTATATAGAGATAAAAACAGAGATGATGTATATAATCTTAATACAGAAAAAACTGATACTGGTTTATTTGGTATTAATATTCATAGAGCTACAGAAAAAGCTGGTAATAAATCTACAAAAATAGATAAATGGTCAGCTGGATGTCAAGTAATTGCTAGTAATAATGATTGGACAAAGTTTATAAAAATATGTAAAAAAGCAAAAAATACATGGAGTAATAACTTTACATATACACTACTGGAAAGTAAAGACATACCTTTATCATGGCTATCGTAAATACAGTAGAAAAAAGAATTAAGATGCAGAAAGATGGTGTGATTAAATATCAGATCATTACTTTCTGCTTTCTTAATAATTTAGATTTAAGTAAATCAGATATAGATTGTCTTCTTGAACTAGCTAAAAAAGGATCTATTAATGTTACTAATTTTTGTAATATTATATCAAGTTTAAACATATTTAAAAGTGCACAATCTTGTAGAAATGCTATACAAAAAGCTAAAAAGAAAAATTTAATTATTATGGATAATAAAAATATAATGTTAAATCCAGATATGAAAATACAAGTTGATGGTCAAATATTATTGGACTTTAAAATACTAGATATAAGTAATGAGATTAGAGAATAAAAATGATCACTTAAATCCAAAATCTTATAAGGATTTTTTTAGTAAAATTGCTAAAGACTGTGAAGTTCATGAAGATTTAGTTGATGAGCTAATAAGATTCTTTTATAATGAGATAAGAAAAAGTTTAGAAGAATTAGAACATACTCGTATAATGTTACCTAATCTTGGAACTTTTATATTAAGAAAAAGTAGATTAGATAGAGCAATTAAAAGACATAAGGATATGCTTGGTAATATAAAAAAAACAACTTATATAGGATATGGTAATCATTTACCAGTAAAAGATAAGTTAGAAAAAATGGAAAAAGCAAAAATAAAAGCTGAAAAAGAAATAACTAACAAAAAAAAATGGAAAGATGAGACTAGATAAATTATTTAATGGTATTAAAAATATTGATCATATTATTGAAGGTATTAAAAATAAAACTTTTAAAAAACAATGGATTGAAGATATTGCTAATGATAGATGGATGATATGTAAAGGATGTGAACATTTAGATACAATAGGTGGTAAATGTGCTGCACCGGGAACTCAACCTTGTTGTGCTGATTGTGGTTGTAGTTTAGGTTTTAAAACACGTGCTTTATCTGCATCATGTCCAAAAGGTAAATGGCAAGCACATGTTAATGCAAATGAAGAAGCTGCTATAATAAGAGAATTAAATAATAATAAATAATTATTATGGAAGTAATATTTAAAGAAGATGGACATATATATGAAAGTTTAAATGATAATTTAGAAATAGATGGAATAAAATGGACAAGTGTAACATCTTTTATTTCTAAATTTAAACCTAAATTTAATTCAGAAGAAATAGCTAAAAAATCTTCTAATAATAAATATTCAAAATGGTATAAACTTAAACCTAAAGAAATCCAAGATATATGGAAAAAAGAAAGTGAACGTGCTATTGAATTAGGAAATTGGTATCATAATGAAAGAGAACAAGGATTGCTTGATTTTAAAACAATAGAACGTGAAGGTATAGATGTACCCATTATAAGACCAATAGTAGATAATAATGGTATTAAAATAGCTCCAGATCAAAAATTAAAACCTGGAGTATATCCAGAACATTTTGCATATTTAAAATCAGCTGCAATATGTGGACAAGCTGATTTAGTTACAGTTGTTAACGGTAAGGTAAATATTACTGATTATAAAACTAATAAGGAAATAAAAGAAAAAGGTTTTACTAATTGGGAAGGTATAACAAGTAAAATGTATAATCCTTTATCACATTTAGACGATTGTCATTTAAGTCATTATAATATACAACTAAGTTTATACATGTATATAATATTAAAACATAATCCTAAATTAAAGCCAGGTAAACTTACTATACAACATGTCAAGTTTGAAACAGAAGGTGAAGATAATTATGGGTACCCAATTACAAAGTATATAAATGGAGAGCCTATGATAAAAGAAATAAAAATGTATGAGCTTAAATATTTAAAAGATGAAGTAAGTTCATTAATAATGTGGCTAAAAGAAAATTCATTATGTTAATAAAACTATTTGATATACAAAACAAAAAAGTTATTCCATCTGAACATTGTTACTCTATAAAAACATTAAAAAGTATAATGGATAATTATCCAGATACGTATATGTCAGTATATTTATATATTTTTTATATGACATGTCCTGATCCTGATATGAATCCGTTCTTTAATATGATAGAACATGAAAAAGAAGAAGTAATTATAGAAGAAATAGGTTTAGAAGAATCTACTGAAGATGAAAGTATAAAGAATGCTTTAAAATTATGTGAAGATTTATATCAAACATCAACATTCAGAGCATATAAAGGAATTAAAGCAATGTTAGATAGATTAGCAAGATATATGGAAACTACAACTATTGAACACGGAAGAGATGGAAATATTAATTCTCTTGTAAATGCTGCAGCAAAATTTGATCAAATAAGACAATCATTTAAAGGAGCTTATAATGATATGAAAGATGAACAAAAAAGTCAAGTACGTGGTGGACAAGGGTTAGCATATGACCAATTATAAAAATTAAAAATTAATAAAAATGACAGAAAGAGTAATTCCAATTGGACATAGAGTCCTAATTAAACAATTAAAACCATCAGAAACATATGGTGATTCGGGTATATATATTCCTGAAAATCAACAAACACAACAAAATAAAGCATATGTAGTATCTGTTGGAGAAGTTGTACAAGGAATACAAGAAGGAGATTGTATACAATATAGTGAATATGCTAAACCTGTTTCTATGAGACATGATGGTGAAACTCATTTACTTATAGATCAACATGATATATTAGCAATTATAGTAGGTGTATAAGGTTATACCTACATACAATAATGGCGCTTGGACTACAACTAAATTTGAATCAATAGAATCTTTTAGAGAATTTATTGATTCAATTTTTTTTGAACCTGGAAAGTATAATTTTGATGAAATATCATATAAATTTAATGAAGAAGCAATTAAATTTAACAAACAAGGATTCTATTGTGATAAACCTTTTAAATCAAAAGATTTTAATGCATATTGGGAAGATCAAAAAAATAAATGTAGAGAAGGAGTTATATATAAAAATAAAAGTAATACATGGTATTTAACTAGAGATTATTACATGTGGTTAAACTTCTTACCAATCTTTGATAAAGAAGAAAAAGCATACGGTTTTGCAAAAGTTAGAGACGCTCAATATCATATGGCTTTATATGAGATAATGGCTGAGATTAATTATAAGCATGTTGCAATACTTAAAAAAAGACAGATAGCGTCTTCTTATTTTCATATGGGTAAACTTATAAATATGTACTGGTTTGAAGAAGGAGCAGTATTAAAAATAGGTGCATCACTAAAAGATTATATTAATGATAAAGGCTCATGGAAATTTTTAAATGAATATCAAACTTTTTTAAATGAACATACAGCATGGTATAGACCATCTAACCCAGACAAAGTTCTCTTATGGGAACAAAAAATTGAGGTAAGGATAAATAATAGAAAAACACAAAAAGGTCTTAGGTCTAAAATACAAGGTTCTTCTTTTGAAAAAAATGCAACAGCAGGAGTAGGGGGACCATGTACTTATTTCTTTCATGAAGAAGCAGGTATTGCATCTAAAATGGATAAAACATATGAATATTTACGTCCAGCAATGTCTTCAGGTATGATGACAACAGGACAATTTATTGCTGCTGGTTCTGTGGGTGATTTGGATCATTGTAAACCACTTAAAAACTTTATACTTAATCCAGAAGCTAATGGTATACTAGGAGTTGAAACTAATTTAATAGATGATAAAGGAACTATTGGTATAGCTGGATTATTTATACCAGAACAATGGTCAATGCCTCCTTTTATAGATCTCTATGGTAATTCTTTAATTGAAGAAGCTCTTAAAGCTATTAAAAAAGAAAGAGAAGAATGGAAAAAAAATTTAGAAGCTGAATCATTTCAATTAAGAATATCACAAAAACCAATTGATATTTCTGAAGCATTTGCATATAGAAAAGAATCTATATTTCCTCAAAGTATTTTAAGTAAGCAAATTAAAAGAATTGAAGACAAAGAATATTCATATGAATATATAAAATTAGAAAGAAATCAAGATGGAATAAAAGCAAGTACTACAAAAAAATTACCTATAACTGAATTTCCAATAAATAAAAAAAGAGAAGATAAAACTGGAGTTTTAATTGTATGGGAAAGACCTATAAGTAATCCTGAGTTTGGAACTTATTATGCTTCTATTGACCCTGTTTCAGAAGGTAAGACTACAACATCAGATTCTTTGTGTTCTATATTTGTATATAAAAATGCTGTAGAAGTAACAAAAGAAACATCAGAAGGTTTAGAAGTATTTATTGAAGGAGATAAAATAGTTGCATCATGGTGTGGTAGATATGACGATATAAATAAAACGCATGAACAATTAGAATTGATTATTGAATGGTATAAAGCATGGACTATTGTAGAAAATAACATTTCTCATTTTATCAATCATATGATTGCAAGAAGAAAACAAAAATATCTTGTTCCAAAACAACAAATAGTTTTTTTAAAAGAATTAGGATCAAATAATAATGTATTCCAAGAATATGGATGGAAAAATACAGGATCATTATTTAAAAGTCATCTTATATCTTATGCAATTGAGTTTATCAGAGAAGGTATAGATGAGGAACTAGATCAAAATGGAGAAATTATGAATGTTAAATATGGTGTTGAAAGAATTCCTGATAAGATGTTACTTACAGAAATGTTACAATATTACCCTGGATTAAACGTAGATAGATTAGTTGCTTTTGCAGCGCTTGTTGCTTTTGTTAGAATACAACAAGCAAACAGAGGGTATTCAAAAAGAAAAGAAAGAGATAAGTCTCTTGAACCTTTGGATAATTCAAAGAAATTTAGTAAATTAAATATAGGACCATTTAGAAATATAGGTAAAAATAAATCAATGGTTAAATTTAATAAAAAATCAGCATATAAAAATTTAAGATAATGTATGATTGGGTAATGACAACAACTGTAGATTATACTGGAGAATTTAGTTCAGTAGAATATATTTTAATATCTGATGTATATCCATATTATGATGAAATTTTTTATAATCAAAAAGAAAATTAAAATATGAGAGTACTTAATGCAATGCAAATTAAAAAAGGAGCAAAAGCTAAGGGTTCTTCTGTACATGCATCTTTAACACAACCAATACAATTTGTTTCTATAAAAGAAAAAGATGAAAATTGGTCTCAATGGAATATGGATTGGCTAGAAGTTAGAGGTCTTGAGTTTTTAAAAAAAAATTCACGTAAAATAATAAAAAATTATAAATTAGCAAAAGGTATAATTGATAAAACAGATTATATAGCTGAAGAAAATAATGAGTATAGAGATTTACTTGAAATATTAACAGAAGAAGATAATGGAGCATTAGAATTAAAATTTTATCCTATTATTCCTAATGTAGTTAATGTACTTACAGGTGAATTTACTAAAAGGTTTCATAAAGTACAATTTAGAGCAATTGATGATACTTCTTATAATGAAATGCTAGAATCAAAAAGAGCGCTAATAGAAGAGAATTTGTTAACTGATGCATATAATAAGTTAATGATGGAAATGATTAATCAGGGTGCTGATCCTGAATCAGAAGAAGTACAAGAACAGTTATCTACAGAAAATTTAAAATCACTTCCAGAAATTGAAGATTTTTTCTCTAAAGATTATAGAAGTTTAGTTGAAGAGTGGGCTTCACATCAATTGAATGTTGATGAAGAAAGATTTAAAATGAATGAACTTGAAGAAAGAGGCTTTCGTGATATGCTTATTTGTGATAGAGAATTTTGGCATTTTAGAATGATGGAAGATGATTATGATGTAGAGTTATGGAATCCTGCATTAACATTTTATCAAAAATCTCCTGACTCAAGATATATATCAGAATCAAATTTTGCTGGTAAATGTGATATGATGACAGTTGCTGATGTAATTGATAAATATGGTTATCTCATGAATGAAGAACAATTATATTCAATGAATCAAATTCATCCTGCAACAAATGCAAAATATATGTTAAGAGGTATGCAGAATGATGGTTCTTATTATGATGCAACAAAATCACATGCTTGGAACACAGAAAAACCAAGTTTATCATATAGACAATTTATGAGTAATTGGGATTCTAATCCTAAAGGTGGTGGTGATATAGTAAACTGGATTTTAGGAGAAGGAGATGATATAAATACATGGGGAGATGGAGATATGCTAAGAGTTACTACAGCATATTGGAAAACACAAAGAAAAGTTGGGCACCTAACAAGAATAACTAGTGATGGAAATATTGTACAAGAAATAATTGATGAAAATTATGAAATAACTGAAAAACCTATTTATAATACAAAATTATTTATAAATAAAACAAAAGATAATTTAATTGAAGGTGAACATATAGATTGGATTTGGATTAATGAAGTATGGGGTGGTGTAAAAATAGGTCCTAATTCTCCAACATCATGGAGAACAGAAATTTCAGATGAATTATCTCCAATATATTTAGGTATTAATAAACCTAAAGTTGGTAAAGTTCCATATCAATTTAAAGGAGATGCTTCTTTATATGGTTGTAAATTACCTGTAGAAGGAAGAGTTTTTTCTGACAGAAATACAAGATCCACATCTCTTATAGATTTAATGAAACCTTATCAGATTGGATACAATATGGTAAATAACCAGATAGCAGATATTTTAGTAGATGAATTAGGTACTGTTATTATGTTTGATCAAAATGCTTTACCACGGCATTCAATGGGTGAAGATTGGGGTAAGAATAATCTTGCTAAAGCATATGTAGCAATGAAAGATTTTGGTATGATGCCGTTAGATACATCTATTACTAATACAGAAAATGCAACAAACTTTAATCATTATCAAACATTAAACTTAGAACAAACTAATAGATTAATGTCTAGAATACAATTAGCTAATCATTTTAAACAACAAGCATTTGAATGTATTGGTATTAATCAACAAAGAATGGGATCTCCTATTGATCAACACGCTACAGCTACTGGAACTACTCAAGCTATGCAACAATCATATGCACAAACAGAACAATATTTTGTTAATCACTCTGATTATTTAATGCCAAGAGTACATTCAATGAGAACTGATTTAGCACAATACTATAATTCTACAAAACCTTCTACTAGATTAACATATATGTCATCTGAAGATGAAAAAGTAAACTTTACAATTAATGGTGAAGAATTATTGTTAAGAGACTTTAATATATTTTGTACAACTAAAACAAACCATAGAAATACTTTAGAGCAATTAAAACAAATGGCTCTTACAAATAATACTACTGGTGCTACTATTTATGATCTTGGTAATGTTATTAAAGCTGATTCAATTGCTGAAGTAACAGACATATTAAAAGATGCTCAAAGTAGACAAGAAAAAGAAAAACAAGAGCAAATGCAACAACAAGAAAAAATGCAACAACAACAACTTCAGTCTCAAACAGAAGAAGCTGAAAAACAAAGAGCATTCCAAAAAGAAACAATGGATAAACAAATTCAAAAAGATATTACTGTTGCAGAAATAAGAGCTTCTAGTTATGGTAATCAAGTTGATTTAAATAGTAATAACCAGAATGATTTTCAAGATGCTATGCAAGAAATACGTTCAAGAGATGAGTATAGAGAGCAAATGAATTTTAAAAGAGAACAAGCTTCTGTAAAAAATGGTAATGAAAAATCTAAAATGGATATTGAAAGAGAAAAACTAATGAATCAAAGAGAAGTTGCACAAACAAATCTTGAAATTGCAAGGGAAAATAAAAACCAGTATGATAGAAAAAATAATGCAAAAGACAAACAAGATAAAAAGAAAAAGTAATCTTAGCTATATACTGCAAAAAATATAAGATTACTAGTCAAATCTATAAGGTTTATATTAAAAATCTTAGTATATTATATATGTAATAACCAATTTTAAAACCAAAAACTATGTCAGAAAAAGAAAATATGGAAGAAACAAGGGTAAAACAAAATGTAGAAGTTAACTTAGATGAGATCTTTAATGGAGCTCCAAGTGCTGATTCTATAACATTACCTACAGAAAAAACATCAAAACCAAATATTTTTTCAAGAACAGAAAAAATAGATTTATCATTTATTGATGAATCTGAAGAAAAAATTATAGATACAATTGAAACTAAAGAAGAATTAAATGTTTCTGAAAAAACTACTAAACCAATTACTAAAGTTTCTAAAAATGAAATAGATGAAATACTAAATGAAGGTATGGAATTGGCAGAGAATGAAGAAGAAAAATCTACTGCTACAGGAAGAAAAAGAATTGAAGGAATGGCAGATGTGTTTAAAAAGATGATTGATAATGAAGAAATTATTCCTTTTGATGATGATAAAGATTTAGATGATTATTCAGCTAAAGATTGGAAAGAACTTATTCAAGCTAATATAGATGAGAGAGGTAATAAAGTAAGAAGAGAAACACCAAAACAATTTTTTGATAGTTTACCTTATGAATTACAAACTGCAGCAAAGTATGTAGCTGATGGTGGTCAAGATTTAAAAGGATTGTTTAATGCTTTAGCACAAGTAGAAGAAACAAGAGAATTAGATTTAAATAATGAGCAAGGTCAAGCACATATAGTTAGAGAATATTTATCAGCAACAGGTTATGGTTCTGCTGAAGATATTGAAGAAGAAATAGAAATTTGGAAAGATTTAGGCAAGTTAGAAAAACAAGCTACTAAATTTAAACCAAAATTAGATAAAATGTCAGAAGCTGTTGTAGCTAGAAAGTTACAAGAACAAGAAATAAAACAAGCACAACAACAAAAAGCATCAGAGAATTATATGGCTAACGTATACCAGACATTAAAAGATGGTACATTAGGAGATATGAAAGTTGATAAAAGAACTCAATCAATGTTATATAACGGATTAGTAAATCCAGCATATCCTTCTATAAGCGGTAACAATACAAATTTATTAGGTCACTTACTAGAAAAGTATCAGTTTGTTGAACCTAATTATAGTTTAGTATCTGAAGCATTATGGTTATTAGCTGATCCTTCAGGATACAAAGCACAAATAATGACTAAAGGTGAAAATATAGCAGTTGAAAAAACTATAAGAAAACTTAAGTCAGCACAATCTAGTAGAAATGCATCTTCAACAGGAGTAGAAGAAATAGAAACAACATCACCTCATAAAAGAACATTACCTAGAGGCAACAATATATTTAAAAGATTTTAACAACAACAACAACAATAATTATTAATTAAAAAATGAAAATGAAATGGCAACACCAGTTTTAAACAACGGTCTCTTTTTAAGAGACACAAATTACGCGGCTAGTTCTCATGTAGATTCATATCACTTAACAAACATGCTTGGTAACGCAGAGCCAATGGACATGGGTCCAGTGGACTTGTGGGCAATGACGCAAAAGGTAGAAATGCCTTTATATCAAATGGCATCTTTTGGTGGTAAGAACACTATTATGGTGGATAATGCAAGAGGAGAATACAAATGGCAAACACCAGTATCTCAAGAATTACCTGTATCAATGGGTAAACAAGACCTTATAGTAGATACTTTAGGAGATACTAGAGGTGCTGATGGTACAACTTTCAAGATTAAATTATCTCGTAGAGAGTTTGGTCATGGAGACATTATTACTTATGACAAGTATAATGGATTAGAACTTTATGTTACTGCTGATGATATTATTCAGCTTGGTGACTCATGGGTTTACACTGTTCAACTTGTAAATAATGCATCAGGAGTAGGACTTAAAGATGTGTATCTTAAAATGGGTACTAAATTCTTTAGAAAAGGTTCTGCAAGAGGTGAGTACGGAGAAAGATTCTCTGATATTCAAGTAGGAAATGGTTTCCGTGAATTCTACAACTTTGTAGGAGGAGCAGAAGCACACGTTCATTATTCTATTTCTTCTAGAGCAGACTTAATGCTTAAAGGAGGAATGAATGCTGATGGTACTGTACCTGTAACTGAAATATGGAGAAACTTTGATAAAAATGTTGATCCATCAATTTCTACTATTGAAGATATTGCATCAATTATGGGTAAAGACTATGTTAAACGTGCATTTGATAACGGTACGCTTTCTAGAACATTCTTAACTAGTATGGAAGCTGCTCACTTATCTAAAATTGCTAATGACATTGAGACTTACTTAATGTGGGGTCACGGTGGTAGAGTTAGACAAGATGGTCCGGATGACTTAAGATTATCTGTAGGTCTTTGGAAACAATTAGACAATTCTTACAAACGTGTATATAACAAAACTGCATTTAGTTTAGATATGTTCAAAAATGAACTATATAATTTCTATGTAGGAAAAGTTGATTTTGATGGACCAGATCCAAAACGTCAATTAGTTGTACAAACAGGTATTGGAGGTATGCAATTAGTTAATGCTGCAATTGCTGCAGAAGCTAATGGTGCTAATGGTATGATTACTAATGCTGACGCAATTGGTGCTATTACTGGTAAAGGTATGGACCTAGGTTTTGGATTTGCTTACACTAGTTATGTAATTCCTTTCTTAGCAAATGTTAAATTTGTATTAAATCCAGCATTTGATAACTTACATACTAATGACATTGAAAATCCTTTAATTGATGGTAGACCATTATCTTCTTACAGCTTTATCATATTTGATGTAACTGACGAAGGTAATGATAACATCCATTTATTAAAACTATCTTGGGATAACCAATTAAAATGGTTCTACCAAAATGGTACTATGGACTATATGGGAAGAACTCAAGGTTTTGCATCATCAGGTCACTTTAACGGATACCGAGTAATGATGACACAAACAATGCCGGCAGTATGGGTAAAAGATCCAACTAAAGTTCTTAAAATTGTAATGAAAAATCCAGTAACAGGAGGATCATTCTAATTAAATAACAAACTGAAAAAAGGAGGGGTGTAATGCCCCTCCTAATTTCTTAAACCAAAAATAATTAATAAACCAATAAATAAAAAAAATGAGTTATTCAGAAACAAAAAGTAATAGTAGAGGATTTAACAAAGATCTAACTATAGTAGAAAAATATCAACAGGAAAAAAAACAAACTGTTGCAATACGTCCATATTTTGATCAAGAAAATGAAAATATGGGTTTAGAAAAATATAACATGACATTATTTGATGGTGTATTTCATCATGAAAGTTTAGCATGTTTAGAACAAAATGGTATAAAAAGATATGTAACTGGATTAAATGAATTTTCTCCAGATGTAAAGAAATTACCAGAAGAACAAAAAATTGCAAAAATTAAAGAAATTAGAACTGTAGTTGCACAACTTGAAGCAGAATTAGCAACTAATGTTATTGATCCTGAAGATGAAAATTTTTGGAGCAAAGTTCAGGTATTAAGACCTAACAATTCAGAATTTTGGGATAAAATTTCAATTAAAGTTGGCAATGAACCATTGTTTCTTGATCCAACTGTGGATCCTTATGATTTAATAAAAATATATTCAATTGAAGCAGGAGGTTTTTCAATAGTAGCAAAAGATCTTGAAACTTGTAAAAAAAATAGAAATGTTAGATTTTATTTAGATAGAATTAAAGATAGTGTTGATACACGTACAAAAACATCAAAAATAAGAAATAAAGCTTTATCAGCACTTCAGAATATGTATGATACAGATACAACAAAATTATTATTTGTAACTAAAGTAGTAGATGGTAATAGCACACAATATACAAAAGGTACTCCTGTAGATATATTATATGAAAATATGGATAGATATATTAATGGAAATGGAATAGAAAAAAATAAAATAAGAGCAGCAACAGATTTTTTATCTGTTTCTAATGAAAGTATGCAAAATCTTAAAATTAGATCTATGATAAAAGATTCTATAACTCATAATCATATTCAAGCAAAAAGTGATGGATATTTTTATGATGAGTTTGCTGGAGTTAAAATGGGTAAAAGACCTATTGAAATTTTAGAGTTTATGAAAAATCCTGTAAATGATGAAACATTAACCCACTATCTTAATAGGATAGAAGAGATTTGGAATGACTAATTATGAATGTAGGTACTATTCAAATAAAATTTAGACAAAGATTAAACAAAATATCCAGCAATGATTATGATAATATAGAATGTTGGCAAATTGTTGAAGCTTATAATAAAGCACAAATTGAATGGTGCAGAAGACAATTACATGGTAATAACATGTACAAAGAAGGAGATGAAATGTCAAAAAGACGTATTGATGATCTTCAAATTCTTCTTACTACACAAACATTAGTTGGTACTACATTTAATGATTTTTTTCAATCTAATAATTGGCCAAATAATTATTTAGAATACAAAAGAGTAAGTGCTTATGCTACAGATGATTGTTGTAAAGATCCAAGATCTATGACAGTTTACTTAGTAGAAGAAGCAAATATTGATTTATTAATGAGAGATGAGTTAAAAAGGCCCGACTTTAGTTGGGGAGAAACTTATTGTACATTAGTAAGGGACACTATTAAAATATTTAAAAGAAAGTTTAATATAGTTAATCCTTCTCTTACATTTTATAGAAAACCGTTAAATATAGAAATATTAGGATGTGTTGATCCATATACGGAAACACAATCTTTAGTAGATGTTAATCCAGAATTTAAAGATGATATTGTTGAAGTCATTATTGATGAAGCTGTTGCAATTGTAGCAGGAGACATTGATTCTGTAAATCAATCAATAAGAGGAACACAATCTGCAGAAAAAAATAATTAAAGATTTGTATAATTAAAATAAAAGTCTTATATTATAATTGAGTGTACCACTAGGGTACGCATTGTTTATTAATTAAAAAAGACCACTGAGTAAAGTAGGTGGCAATAAAGAAAAATGAGTTATTTTAACCACGCTTACAAGAAAACTATGCTAGGACAAGGTGATAGTTGGGCGCCTGTAAGCACAAAAACAAGTGCTTTAACTGCAGGCCAATTGGCTTTAGTTGATGCATGTACGTATTTAGCTTTAGATCCTGCTGCTGCTGTTACAGCAAATGAGCTTATGATTGTTCAAGGAAACTACAATCAAACTGATATTTTAGGAAATAACCCGCTTCATGGTGGATATTCTGAAAGTATTAAATCAAAAGTTATTAAACCCCATTATATTACTAGAATGTGGAAATCTTGTTGTACTTCGGCTAAATGTCCTACAATTTCAATAACAATTCCAGATACTTGTTATGCTTGTTCTATTGATGGTGCTCTTACACCACTAGCAGCAACAACACATCCACAAATTCGTATTGATATTAAAGGTACAGAAGTACTTAAAGCATTAAATAGAAATGCATACTTTGTAGCTGATATGACTGGATGTTGTCCAGATGGTGGATACTATACTGGAGCATCTATAGCTACTGCTTGGGCTGACGCTATTAATAGAGATGCATCTGATATGGGTGATTTTATTACCGCTGTACCAGCTCTTAATGTATTAACAATTACATTATGCCTTTCTGAAACAATATTTGATAATTGTTCATTTGATACAAGAGATGCTTATAATTATGAAACTTTAGAGTTAGGTGTATCTGTATTAACAGAAGAAGGAAACGCATGTGAAAATACTTGTCTTACTTACGGTACTACGACTGACGGAAGTACTGTTGGAGTTCCTATTGGTACTGCATTTCCTATAACTACTGCATGGATTATGAGAACTCCTGCTGAAACTTTAGGAGAATCCGTATTAAGAGAAATTATTTTAGATGGACGTTACAGACAAGATGGTGGATGGAATCAAGGTAACAAAGATTCTGCACGATTTAGAGAAATTGAAGGTGGAGCTTTATTATCTGCTGAATTTCCAGTTGTAACTACTGGTGGAAAAGGAAGACGTGCTACATATACGTATTTTTATATTCAACATACTGTGCCAAGATTTAACAATCCAACTGGTGTATTTGATAATGATCAATACGTTGTTGCAATTGCAATACCTTGTGCAAATGAATATTTGTTAGCAGCTACAGAAACTTTATGGGGAAAGATTGCATTAATAGCAACTAATGCGGATGACTGTTCTTTAATTGAGTGTCCTCAACATTCTAACCATGTTACTCCATAGTTATTAGTATATAGCTAACATGTAAATAAAAAGGGGAGAACTTATATTCTCCCCTTTTTTTATTTTTTATATCTATTTTATTTTGTATATTATTTATACATATTAATTTAATATTATATCATGGCATCAAAACATATATTAAGTCTAGAAGTATTGAATGTAGCAAATTCTGAAATTTTAGTAATAAAAGATACAAGTCAATACGCAGATAACTTAGGAACAGATTGTGGTGATTTAGCAATAACACCACCTGGATGGAACGCACCTTCACAGATTGAAGTTAAACCAAACTTTGATTTATCAATATCTTCATGTGCATTAAAACTTCAAACAACATCATGTAACTCAGAAAGAACCAATCTACAAGATGGAGTATATATTATTAGATATAGTTTAGCACCTGGTGATAAAGTATATGTAGAATATAATCATTTAAGAATTACAGCCATAATGAAACTATATTATGAAAAATTATGTAAATTAGATATTGATAAATGTAGTCCTTCATCTGATAGAGACGGTGTTCTTAGAAAAATGTATGATATTAGAACTTTGATTGACGCAGCAAAATCACAAGTTGAATATTGTGGAAGTCCTGTAAAAGGAATGGAATTATATAATTATGCTAAAACAAAATTAGAAAAAATTAATTGTAATATTTGTTAAACCAATAAAACCAAAAAGATTATGCCTAACCAAACAAACATCTGTGCACATTGTAATACTGCTTTTTCTTGTGGCTGTCAAAAGATAGCTGGAGTAGATGGAAAAATGGTACATAAAACATGTAAGCCAGATTATGATATAAAAGTAATTAATAAAGAAAAATAAAAAAAAATGGCAGAGCCTAGTATTTCTAATTGCATGGATGATAATGCTGCTAATTATGATCCTGCCGTAAGTTTAGATTGTAGTTGTGGCTTTGCTGGACCTTCTACAACTTTTTTTTGGTATTCTGGACCAATCAATAATGCTATTCAAATGTGGGATGCTATTGATAGTCTTTTCCTGTTTAGAGATTACTATTATGAAGATACTACCGGAATTATTGGTTGTGATCCAAGTAATGCGTGTCAACAATACCCAAGTTTTCCATATGGTCCAATGTTACCTATAAATGGTGGTTGTTTAACACGTATTGTAAATTTTCATGTAAAAAAAGCTGATGGAACTATAGCTTATACTAGTCCAATAGGTGCTAGCAGTAAAATAGATATTATAACTTATCTTAATAGTGTTGGTATAAATCCGGGTGGAGGAACTCCATGGCAGTATGCAATTGCAAGTTCTGCTATATTTAATTCTACTGGCCAACTTGCTGGTGGTAGTATTGAAATAATAACAGAACT